AACTTTTGCATCTCCGGAAATCTGAGCATTTTCATAAACTTTTGCATCTCCGGAAACCCAAGCATCTCCGTAAACTCGTGCATCTCCATAAACCCAAGCATTCCCGTCTAAGTTCTCTAACTTCTCTACGTATCCGCCTAAATCACCTTTCTTAACACCGTTAGGAAGATCTTTGGTAGCCTGGATACGATATAACGTAATTCCATCAAATATTTTTACTTCTTTGGTTAACTTAAAATGTTTATGTTCTGACATAAACACCTATTAAAATTCCAATTTGAGTCATTTCATATGCGGTTCTAAATTGAATCCAACTCGGATCTGATTCCCTATAAAATATTGCGATATCTAAATGAGGAAGCCATTTTTCAAAAATATACGTATGTCCATTGATTTGAAATTTCATTTCTTAAAACTCATTCTTTCTGTCTCTAGGAACAACGATAACTCCCAAAATATTTGGTTCACTAAGAGTATGGAATGACATATATTTATGCGCTTCCATCACTTCATAGCAAATCTTGTCATAAAGTTCGCAAGACATCCCTAGCTTCACAATTGGATCGTCATAACTCATTTCTTATATGTCGCCTCTCTCAATCCGATAAGTAGTTGTAGCAAATACATTCGATGTCGGATCTTTAGAAGAATATTGCACGTATGTGTCTCCATCTCTTAAAGCCAAAGCAGATTCATCATCTTTGGGAAATCTGGAAAGCCACCATTCAAACCATTCTTCGGTAATATTTTCATAAACTGTTTCGATGATTAGTTTCACTTCTTATATACCTCTTGTCTTTTATACGGTTTCTTCTCTTTAATCCCGTTCTTAACTCGCTTGCGGAACATATCTAAAGTTCTTTTATGTCTAGCAGAACCTAAATTATCTTTTTTAGCTATTTTCTCGTATCCTTCTTTAATTTCAAAAAGAGCTTCCAAATTCTTCTCAATACTCTCCACATCCCGTTTCGATAGCTTAATCTTTATATAGTTCATTTCTTACCAGCTCTACTGCTTTTTTATGGCCTTCTTCGGCTTCAGAATAAGTGTTATATCTATCGGTATATCCATCATTTTTCCCGCCAAAAATCATAGTTTCAAATAAGAGAGGCTTTTCCTCATCAAATCCATGATTAATACCCAAAAATACTGTGGAAATTAAAATTTCTCGGAAATTATCTTGGGCAATTATTCTAGATTTAAAATCTTCAAACATTTTACCCCATTCATAAATATTATTAGTCCCTATAATATTTTTGTCTTTTAAAAGATAAAATTTAAATTTCATTTCTTTTTCACTTCTCGAAATTCAAAATAAGAATCTAAATCATCGGATGGTTGAATTCTTTTAAGCCAATGAAAATCCATCACTTCATAATGATCTTTTCTAATCCAAATATTCCTACGCTCTTTTTTAGGCACTAATTTTCGGCATTGTTTTGGGTGAGCCGGATATTGAGTCCCATTATCTAATCTGACATTTATTACTTTTCCATCAGGGAAAATATAAATAATTTCACCATTCTGTCGACCTATAGTTGAATAAACTGCCACCCTATCGCCTATTTTAAACGTTTTCATAAAATATAATACTGCGGACCGGGCTTGATACCGGTTATCCCATCCGTGTTTGATTCCGGGCAATGGTCTATTCCCGAGAGAATAGCGCCTCTTCCTCGTTTGCGTGTCCTTCCACGCCGTCGCAGTTTAAAACTTTTATTTCTTTAATTTTTTAACTTCATCCTGACAGATCCGAAGATTTTCTAATGCTTCTGCCCAAGCTTTCACCATCTGGTCTACTACCAATTTAGGATCGACTCCATTTTCATAGGTGACCTTTAAAGTGGAACCGTCAATATGAGCTATCTCTTTAGACTGCAAAATAGTGATAGGTCGGGGCGGTTCTTTCGGTTGAGGATTTTTAGATAAAGGAGCTTGCGATGCGCAAGCCCCAAAAATACTAGTTATCACCATGGTGAGAAATAATTTTTTCATTTTTATCATCCTTTCGCTTTCGTCATGATTTTAATAAATTCTTCGTAATTTTCAGGTTTAAGATCGGTGACCGTTTTTGTCTGAAAATGCTTTTCCATAAGAGCTAAAACTTTTGCTCTTGCTTCACTTCCCGACAATCCTTTTTTCTCTTTAAAATAAAGAACTAATTGTTTTGCGGCTTCATTGCAATCTTCCCATTTAAAAGTTTTTTTCGGGCGTCCTCTTTTTGGTTTTTCCTCTTCCTCCTCTTCTTCTAATTCCTCTTCATCTTCTAAATCTTCTTCGTCATCAAAAGAACTTACACCTTTTTTCTTTTTAGGTTCTTTAAAATCCTCATCATCATCATCATCATCATCATCATCATCATCATCATCATCATCATCATCATCACATTCCTCTGCTTTATCTTCTTCCTCTTCTACCACCTTTTCGTCGTCACAGATTTCGTCTTCGTCATTATCATCACAAGGCTTACAGAGTTTATTTGTGTTTAACTCTTTAACTAATTTTTCTAATTTTGTGACTGTGCATTCTAACGACTCAAGCCACTCTTTACTCTCTGCACCCACTAAGAGTGCTAGTTCTAATTTCGCCATTTTTTTATTTTTCCTTTCACTTGTTTTGTTGCTGTTGGTTTATCTTTAAATTGAGTACAAAAACATTTTCGGCATTCTCTGATAAAATAAAGTTCTCCTTCTCGCCATCTAGACCATGAATGCCATAAATACTTACAGAAAAAATTCATTTTTTTAACCTATAATCTTTCTCACTCTTTTTTCTTTTCGAAAAAGAGAATTTAAAATTATTTCATCCATGGAATCAGGACACACAATATAATCACATCTCACCTTTTTTTTAACCGATCCTTTTCGACTCGCTCTTTTTTCGGCTTGTTTATTTGTTTCATCGCTCCATGAGAATTCCGCGAAGATGCAACGGGAAGCTTGCGGAAGGTTATGTCCGCGGCCCATTGCTGCGATATTTCCGATAAGGAGTCGTTGATTCTTATCTCCGAAGGAAGATATTGCAAGCTCACGTTCTTTATTGCCCATCCCGCCTTTGACGAGAATCGGACTAAATTTAGATAAGAGTAAGGCGAGTTTATCGCAAACGTCGCGGTGCCAGGTGAAGACAAGGATCGTTTCTTCTTTTTCAAGTTTTTCTTCGACATATTCTGCTACCCATTTTGTTTTTCTAAGTCCTAATTCTTTTCTAAAATGCGCCATCTCACCACGAGAGAATTCTTCTTTTATTTTATTTCTGGTATTAAATAAAGCTATCGATGATTTTTCCCAATTCTTTTGGTCTATACTTCTTACATCCTCATTCATGACTATTATGGAACGTAATCTTTCAGGATGATTTAATCTATCCTCATTAACTACATGCATGAAATTCTTTTGTATTTTTTCCTGAAGTTCTTTCTCATTCGATGAATATTTATATTCCCAGACTCCTCTCTCATTCGGGCGAGCTCCACAATATCTATACCCGAAATCATCGTAATTTAAACAGTCAATGCTTTCAGGATCAAGAGCATAAAGAGGAGCCCATAATTCGATAGGACGATTCGGCATGGGGCTGCCATCTAAAAAAACAACGTATCTAGCATTTAAATATAATCCTTTATAGGAAATCTTATCAAACTTTCCACCATAGAAACTAAGAGACCTTTGAGAAAAAGGATCTTTAAAGCGGGAAGCCTCATCTACTGCGATAAATTTAAAATCAATTTCTAAAAGTTTATCGTTGATATCTTTTCGAGAAAGCAAGGAATCAGGACAGATAATAATTTTAGCTCGATAGATTATTTCTTTTAAAGTTGAAATTATTTCATATTCTGGCCAGATATCTAGCAAATCACTAAATTTCCAGATTTCTCTTTCCCAATTTTTAGTTAAAGATGGGGGAACGATAAAAAGAATTTTTCCGGTACCTATGGAATAAAAAGAAGCGATGATTGCTTGAGCGGTCTTTCCAGCCCCTGGTGCGTGAGCTAGATAAGATCTCTTACGACTAAGAATATGATGTAATCCTTCTATCTGATGAGAATCTAAAAAATTTATATCTTTTTTAAGTATCGGAACACCAATATTATAATATTCCTGAAGTCTTTTTCTTAAAATACTTTCACATTTTTCATCAGCGAATTTTCTAAATTCTGCCGCTTCTTTTAATTCTTTGGTGGAAAATGTGTCATCGCCTAAATTTTTCCAGGCGGGATTTTTTGATAATTTTATTCGAAATTTTGAGTCTTCGATTTCTTTAAAAAGAAAATTTCCTTTTTCGAATGTCATCTTCTGAATCATAAAAAATAATTTTTTAATACTTTCAAAAACTTAAAGGCGCGTTATATATTAGTCAAACAATAAAAATTTCTTTTTGAATTGATAAAGGGGGCAACAAATTGAAAATACATAAAGAGAAAATGACCTTTGATAAATGGTTAGATGATGTAACTATTGAATGGGTAGCAAGAAAATTAAAAGTTCATCCTCAGACAGTCCGCCACTGGCGAATCCGCCGAAATGACCCAAGAGTAGACCAAATGCGTCGTATCCGAAGATTAAGCGGAAAAAAAATAACCTATGAAATGATGATCGATAGAAGACCTATTACCACCAAGGGTACATACCGATTCTAAATTATCTGTCTTAAAAAAAAAAAATCTCAACCTTGAAAGGACATAAATTCATGGAAAAGCTTTCTATTCTTTCGGAAGCTCATCGTCTATACAATCTAGGATTTGCCATTATCTGGTTAAAACCGAAATCAAAAAAACCTGTAGAGTCGGGCTGGACCAAGGGCCCTAGAAAAACTTGGGAGGAATTAAATAAAACTTATAAAAAAGGTTACAATGTAGGAGTTAGACTAGGTGCGCCGTCAAAAATTAAAGAAGGTTTTCTCACCGTTGTTGATATCGATATTAAAACTTTCGATACGAAAATTTTCAAAGAAGCTATTAAAAAAGCAAAAGATATTATCGGGTCAAAAACTGGTGGGATGGTCAGATCAGGGGGTGGGAAAGGTTCACGACATTATTATTGTTTATCAAAAGAAGAACCAAAGACGATTCATCTTAAGAATGAAAATTATGGAATAGATATTCTTGGAACCGGGGCTCAGGTTGTCCTTCCTCCTTCGATTCACCCACTAACTGGTAAATCTTATGAATGGGGACAACCCGTATATGATTTAGATGACATTCCTGTAATATCTGATCTTAAAAAATTTTCAAATAAAAAAAAGATTCTCGAATCAAAAAATATTCTCGAAGATTTTAAAGTCGAACCTGTTGAACTTCATTGGCTTGATATTAGTGATGAACTTAAAAATGCCATTATTTACGGTAAAGATGTTCAAGATAGGTCTGCTTTTCTTTTAAAGACTGTTTCTAGTCTTTTTAAGGAAGGGCTCTCCCAGAATGAGATTTTAACGATTTTAACTGATCCAAAGAATTTTCTAGGAAAATGCGGTTATGATCATGCTCAAACTAATTCTCGAAAAAAAGCAGCCGAATGGGTTTATAAATATACTTTTAAAAAAATCAAGGAAGAACAGATAGGCCCTGAAATCTTTAAGAAGTTCCCTTTACCTGATAGCTGGCAAGATAACTTAATCCGTTCAAAAGATGGTAATATTGTAAAGAATGTTCAAAATATGGTGACTATTTTGACCCAAGAAATGGGACAGAATGTCATAAAAAGAGATACTTTTTCCTATCGAGACATCTATGACCGCGATACTCCATGGGGAGGAAAGAAGAAAGCTTTGGTCAATGATGAAGATGTCATCATGATAAAATATTGGCTAAGTCAAAATTATAAAATCGAACCCCAAGATAAAATTATTTCTGATGCTTTAGTCGTCATTGCCCAAAAAAACTCATTTGACCCGGTTAAAGAGGCTATAGAGGCTCTCCCACCATGGGATGGTGTAAAAAGACTAGATAGCTGGCTTATACGCAATTTTAATGCTGAAGGGGACCCTGAATACTTAGCTCAAGTTTTTAGGAAATGGATAGTTGCTATGATAATGCGCTGTTACATCCCTGGTGCCAAATTTGATTGGATGCCTATCTTTGAGGGAAAGCAAGGAATCGGTAAAAGTTCTATCGGAAGATTACTTGTCGGGGATAAGTACTTTTTAGACTGGCTTCCTAATTTAAATGATAAAGACTCGATGCTCTCCTTACAGGGTATGTGGGCTGTCGAACTTGGCGAGCTTGCTCATTTTAGCCACAATAAACTAGAAAATATTAAAGCCTTTGTGGTTAGAACAGTTGATAAATTTAGGCTTCCTTATGGTAGACGCGCCATAGAAAGTCCAAGAAGATGTGTCTTTTTTGGGACTACCAATAAAGAAGCTTATCTTATCGATGAAACCGGTAATCGCAGATTTAAACCTGTCAAAGTTGGGCTTTTAAACTTTAAAGCATTACGGGACGAAAGATCCCAACTGTTTGCTGAGGCTAAATATCTTTGGGATGAAAAAATTGAAACTCAATTCACCATGGAGCTTACCGGAAAAGCTAAAATTTTTGAGGATAAAATTCATGCAGAAAAGATGATTCCTGATGACTCAGAAACGATGAAAGAATTTATGTTGGATTTCATCGAAAAAGTGCAAAAAAACCGGGTAAATTTCGATTTAAAAAAATTCAGAGCAACAGACCTTTTTTTGGGGGGTACTACCTCTTCAGGGCCTTTTGTGGGTTGGCAAAAAAGCACAAAAAATCTTATGTATGCCGGAAAAATGCTAAAAAAATTGAATGCAACACAGAAAAAGATTAACGGAATAAAATATTGGTCAATCGATTTATTTCCGGAAAATTTATGAAATTTTTCACCATTGAAGAGAGATTTGAAGATAGTACCCCCCAAAAAAAGGTATATATTAATTTTATTTTATCGACGAGAAGATTTTTTATTTTTAACAGGGGTGGGGGGGGCTACTTCATTTTCAAGAGTTTTACAAATCACTAAACGTAATAATAAAAGCGTATATACTTTAAAGTGAAGAGTATATACCGTAAAATGATTATCGATTTATTAAGATGCCACACTCCCAAAAGTGTTGAAAACGAAGTAGCCCCCCCCACCCCTGACATTTTTTAAAAATTTTTTTGAGAAAAAAGTATATACAATTTTGGTATATACGAAAAACGTAAAAAAGGAGCAAAAAAAATGTCAAAAAAAGTGATCGGAATTGACCCCGGAAATGAGGGCGCTTTTGTGCTTACCGATGGTGTAAATTTTCTAGAAACTTTTTTGATGCCCGTTGAAAAAGTTGGAAAAGATAATCTTATATCCTTTTCAAAAGTCGTCTTTATTTTGAGATCTTTTGTCTCAAAGTTTGGAACAAGTCATGTTTTTCTTGAAAGAGCGATGCCGATGGCGATGGGGGCAAAAGGCGCTTTTACTTATGGCAGGGGATTTGAAGCCTTAAGAATTGCGCTAGGATGCCTCAAATTGCCTTTTACGATGGTTGAACCTAGTAAATGGTCAAAAGAAATGCATGAGGGCATCTCAGCTGATTTAAAGCCAAAAGCGAAGAGTCTTATTGCAGTGCAACGACTCTATCCTCAATTGGTGGGAAAACTTCCAAAGCGACCAAAAAAGCAAAATTATATGGATGGCCCTATTGACGCGCTTTTAATTGCAGGTTATGGCCTTCGTAAATTTAAAAGTGAAGAACAGAATGATGAAAATCTTGATTTTTATGACTATACGCGTTATTCTTGAAAGATTGGAGAATTATGTTAATTCAAATTGAACTTACTGCGTTAGAAAGTCGTTGTCTACTTGCCGGAATAGAAATTTTAAAAACAGTAGCGAAAGAAAATAATGAATTAAAAGAATTTAAATTATGGCAGGAACTCGAAAAAAAATTGCTAGAAAAGTTGGGCTCTCAATTTCAAAAAATCGAAAATTCACCTTAGATAAAAAAATGATAGTACAAGTTAAATATTATGAGTATATGTATGTTATTACCGACGATAAGGGTGAACGTGTCTATACAGGAACTAATGAAGAAATCGCGCGAACTACTCTTAAATTGTTAAATAGTTATTATCAAAGAAAAAAACTTAAGAAATGAAGCATAATTCTTTCATATTTTTTAGCTATTCTATAGTCATGGAAACACTTCTTTTAGTCGCTTGTTTTTTAATAACAGGATGCGGATCTTCAACTCCTCCTAATTTATCACCAGATACCCCAACTACTAATAATACGACTACAACTGCGACAATTCCCGCAGTTCCTGTAACACAAGATACTTCCGAAAAGATAAATCTTACTTATTATTCAAAAACTGAAACTCGAATCGCTCAAGCAATACTGCCTTCAAAAACTTATACCTCAACAGGGTATTGCCTTATCTATCTTGGTGAAACTTACTGTTGGGATGATGGCATAAAAGTTTGGCAATTTACTCAAAATAATTTTACTTTCGGGCCCGATTACTATTCATTTTTTAATATGGGTGAAAAAAATAATGGGGACTATGAACCAACTGGTGGGGGAATGACAAAAGATTTTATGAGTTCACCTATAAAAATTGCTTCTAATGGAAATTTTAGACTTAATATGTTATCAGCAACCGTTGATGATGTTTTAAAAGGAACACGCAATTTTATCTCTTGCACTGAAAGTGAAAATGGAAATCTAGATTGTGGAACTTTTCAAGTAGATGTAAATCAAGAAGCTTTATGAAAACCCAAAAATTTAAAAAGAAAAAATCGCAAAAACCTGTTCTCATTACTTTTAAAATTGATGAATGGGATCTTGAACAGATAAAAATGAATGCCAAAAAATATTGCTTTGGAAGTTTATCGGCTTGGATAAGATATTCTGCTCAATGGTATAAACCTCTTATTATTAGTCAAGAAAAATCTAAATAATTGACTTTAAATATTTCTCTCGTTAACTCTTTTTTAATGGGGGAAATTTCATGCCGTTAAAATCAGGTTCTTCAAAAAAAACTATTTCTAGTAATATCAAAAAAGAAGTTAATGCAGGAAAACCGCAAAAGCAGGCTGTCGCTATCGCTTTAGCCAAATCACGCGAAAAAGATAAAAAGAAAAAATAAAATTTTTTATCTTTATGATGAGAATTAAATGCGGAGATTCTTTAAATATTCTGAAAACATTTTATATTTCGAAATAGCTAAACAGAGAATAAAAAATTTACTGTTATACTTAAAAACAGGCATTAACACAGGGCAAAAATAATGCGTGTACTACCTCCTGAAAAAACTCGCTTTAAACCAGGACAAAGTGGAAATCCTCTTGGTGGAAAAGCTCATTCAAAAATTAAAAGACGACTTAAAACTTTGACGATCGATCAATATTGTAAACTAATTGAAATTGTCGCTATGAATGATTTAGCAGAAGTTAGAAAACTTGCTAAAGGAGAGAAAGAGCAAAATCTTTTAAGTACACTTGCTTATTGTTGGCTTCTAGCTCGAAAACGAGGAGATTATGATACCATTGAAAAAATACTTTCAAGAGTTATCGGAAAGATCCCTGATGTAGTGCATTTAAATTCACAAAATTTAAATGCAAATCTAAATGTTTCCTTTGATAAGGAAAAAGTTAAACTTGCACTTAAAGAAATTGAGGAAGAAATATGAATCCTGGAATCAAACAGACTTTGATTGCGATTGCATCTGTTACAGTAATGGTTATCAGTTATGATATTTTTGCTGTTCTTAAATGGGGAATCGATGCAACAGTCAGCAATGTTATTGTCGAAATTTCAAAAAAATTACCTATCATCCCTTTTGCTTTTGGGATGTTGATGGGACATTTTTTTACTCAGTTTACAAATCAAGATTTGAAATAGATGTTTCCGGAAAATATCTTTTCTGATCCTTATAAATTTTCTGCCGTTCAAAATCAATGTGAAAGGTCTCATCTTTTTTTTACACGATTTTTTTTTAAAATTCGAGAAGCTAAAAAATTCATTGTAAATTGGCATCATCAGTTAATCGCCGATACAATTGATGATGTAATTACGGGGAGAAAAAAAAATGTCGTTATCACGGTATCACCTGGTTCCTCAAAGACCGAATTGGTGGTTATTAATTTTATTGCTCGCGGCCTTGCTATTAATCCAAGAGCTCGATTTTTGCACCTTTCCGGGTCAGATACCTTAGCCTCTTTAAATTCGGCAACAGCAAGAGATATTGTTGCCTCTGAAGAATTTCAAAAGTTTTGGCCATTAAGGATAATGCCTGATGAAAAATCAAAAAAAAGGTGGAATATCCAAGTCGACGGACATAAAGCAGGAGGAGTTTACGCTACTTCTCTCGGTGGCCAGATTACTGGTTTCCGTGCAGGACATATGGCAGAAGGTTTTCAAGGAGCCATTCTCATTGATGACCCTATCAAACCAGAGGACGCTTTTAGCCGAAATAAACTCGATACGGCGAACCGAACTCTTCTTACAACTGTCAAATCTCGAAAGGCAAATCCTGATACGCCGATCATTCTCATCATGCAGAGAATCGCAGAAAGCGATCCTGTCGGCTTTATACAAAAAGGTAACGTTGATGGTCATTGGGATGTCATTAGAATTCCTGCCATCATCGACAACAGCTATTTAGATAAACTTCCCGATAAATATCAAAACATGATTGAACTTTCTGAAACAGTTGATAATCGTTTTTCCTATTGGCCATATAAAGAGCCAATTCAAGATTTACTTAAAATGGAACGCGGAGAAGGAAAAGATCAAACAGGTCAAAGAATTTCTCGTCATGTTTATGCTTCTCAATATGATCAAAATCCTGTTGCTCTTGGTGGGAATATTATTCGCGGTGAATGGTTCAAACGATTTACAGTTTTACCAAAAATAAAATGGCGGATTATTATTGCTGATACGGCTCAAAAAACTAAAGAGCGAAATGACTATTCAGTTTTTGGTGAGATGGGCTTAGGAGTTGATGGTTTTCTTTATTTTCTTGATTTAATTCGTGGAAAATGGGAAGCACCGGAACTTCAAAAAAGAGCAGTTTCATTTTGGTTAAAAGCAAAATCAAAAGATATTGAGCATTTTGGAAATATTCGTAAAATGCAAGTTGAAGATAAATCAAGTGGAACTGGTCTTATTCAAACTTTGAAATTACCGCCTTATCTAATTCCAATTGAAGGAATAGAACGGGGAAAAGATAAACTTACAAGAGTTATGGATTCTATTCCTTATCTTGAATGTGGACAGGTTTTTTTACCTGAAGATGGTAATTGGGTACACGATTTTATTTCTGAATGCGAAGCCTTCACTGCGGATGATTCTCATGATCATGACGATATGGTCGATGTGCTTTGTGATGGCGTTGATGCTATATTTTCTTTTGGGAATAAACTAAAACTATGGGAATCACTGGGTAATAAAGGGAAGTAATTCCTAAATGGGGGGTTTTACATTGAGTCAGAAAATCAACGATGTGCATCATAAAGACAATAAAGATTTGCCCGGTTCCCCTCAATCTTCCAAAAATCATTCCGATTCTTCTGGCAAACCCCCTATAAAAAATCAAATGTCTCGTCTAACTTTAGACGGCTTTGACAATTTTATTTCTAGATTAGGTTTAAATAATGACAATACTCTTTCAGGTGGGACTTACGAATATAATCTTGTCACAAGAAATCGAGTTCTTTTAGAAGCGGCTTATCGGGGCTCTTGGATTGTTGGCCAAATTGTTGATTCAGTTGCTGATGACATGACTCGTGCAAAAACTATAATTTATACGTCAGCCCAAGATGATTTAAAAATTTTCAATAAAATGACCACTAGACTTCAAATCTGGCGAAGTCTAAATACTCTTATCAGATGGGGAAGACTTTATGGCGGAGCTCTTGGAGTAATGCAGATTGAAGGACAAGATCCTGCAACTCCACTTGATGTTTCAACCATTGGAAAAGGTCAATTTAAAGGAATAGCAATTTACGATAGGTGGATGTTAAATCCTAGACTTTTTGAAGTAATAACAAAAGGCCCAAATATAGGACTTCCCGCTTTTTATGATTTAGTTACTTCTCCCTTAAATTCAAGCACGACAGCTCCTCCAATGACCGGCGAAATTACAATTCATCATACAAGATGTATTCGATATATCGGAATTCTTTTACCATTTTTTCAAGCAATCACTGAAATGATGTGGGGAGAAAGTTGTCTTGAAAGATTATGGGATAGACTTATTTCATTTGATAATGCGTCATTATCAGCTTTTCAATTAATTGATCGAGCAAATTTAAGAACTATTGGAATTGACGGATATCGCCAAATTGTTGCTTCCGGCGGTGAAGCCATGGAAGGTCTTCTTTCTCAAATTGAAACGATGCGTCTTCTTCAGGTAAATGAAGGATTAACGATTACAGACAAAGAAGATACTTTTCAGACAACAGCTTATTCATTTGCGGGTCTTTCCGATATGCTTTTACAAGGAATGCAGCAACTAGCAGGTGCGGCTGAGATTCCTTTGGTGAGATTATTTGGGCAACTTCCGGCAGGCCTTGGTACAAGCGGTGAAGCTGACATTAGAATGTATTATGATTCAATAAATGCAAAACAAGAATCAAATTTAAGAGATCCTCTCGATACTCTTTATAAAGTTATGTGGGCTTCTTGTTTTGGAAAATCTCTTCCTGATGATTTTGATTTTGAATTTAAATCTCTTTGGCAAATGGATGAGCTTGATCAAGCAAATATTACAAAAACTAATGCTGAAAGTATAATTGCAGCTCATCAAGATGGTCTTCTTTCAACTCCAACAGCAATGAAAGAATTAAAAGATATTTCCGGTGAATCGGGACTTTTCAATAATATTTCAGATCTCGATATTGCAGAAGCAGAGTTAGAACCTCCGCCACTGCCTGATGTTACTCCAATATCAGAAGAAAAATCTGAAGAAGAAAAAGAACCTGTTAAAGATAAAAAATGGATTTCTTGGTTTAAGCGATAAAAATGATTCTAACATTAGACGCAAAAACTCTTCGCGGGAATTTTAAACCTTCAACTGCGGCTGAAAAAGAATTTTATCGGCAATTAAAAAAAGTAGCAATAGTTTCAGGTCATATTATTGATCAACATGCAAATGGCGCATTTCTTAAAAATGAAAAAGAAATGCAACGTGAACTTGATAGGTATGCAAAAAAAATTGAACCTTGGGCTTCACGACAAGCCTTAAAAATGCTTCAAAAAGTTCAAAACTCAAATAAAAGAGCTTACACACAAAAATCAAAAGCAATAGGAAAAGCCTTAAAAACAGGTATTGCTGACAATGACATTGGTGAATTAACTCTTGCTCTTTTAAATGAACAAGTTGGATTAATCACGTCAATTCCTACAGAAGCTGGTCTTCGCGCTCAAAAAATAGCTTATGAAGCTTTTTTCACCGGAAGTCGTGCAAATGTGACGGCCGAATCAATTGCTGAGCTTGCAAAAGAAATGGGTGCTTCTACTGATGTGGCTATTTCCCGCGCTTATTTAATTGCAAGAACTGAGACAGCAAGAGCAAATGCCGTAATTAATCAACAGCGAGCCATGAATGTCGGATCTTTGCAATATCGATGGCATAATTCAGGTGATGGCGCTGTAAGAGAATCGCACCGCATCTACAAAGGTCAAAGACTTCAGGGTATGATATTTTCTTGGGATAACCCTCCGACACTCGATGACGGAATGAAAGGTCATCCCGGTACTTTTCCAAATTGCCGATGTTTTGCGGAACCAATATTTTTAGAAGAATAAAATTTTCCTAGACAAATTAAATATTCTCACCGCATACTTAGGCTTCATGGGTTATGGGGGCAATCAATGTATCCAAGTTTAGTTCTCGAAAATCAATTCGGGGAAGTTTCCAATAATTTTATTAAAGGCGGATCTAACCAAATAAACTGTAATTTCATTGTGGATTCTACCAATGGAAATGGTTTAGGAATTAGATCACTTAAATCGACTGGACCCGGAGTAAAAGCAGTTTATATGCACACTTCGGCAACTCCTGATCCTAGTAATCCAAATCCCGCAGCTGGATATATTCTCATAGAATTTGAAACTGGATATGCAGGCTACGTCAATGGTGCTTACGGTTTTGTCTCTCCCGTTTCGGGAACTCCAATTAACGTAACAAGTGGAGTCACTTTAGGTTTAGTCTATGTCATTGTTTCAGTCGGAACAACTTCGGCAGCTCAATGGCAACTTTTAGGTTTACCCGCAAATATCACACCCGCTGTTGGAGTTGCTTTTGTTGCAAAAGCTTCCACTACTGCAACAGGAACAGGTGTTGTTGAAGTTCAAAAAGCTTCAGGTGCCGGAGTAACCCAAATTCAAGTAATTGGTGATCCTAATCTTTCTGTTAATACAGCTGACGGAAAAAGTGGGACTATGGTTCTTGTCTGTTTAGGAAATGCGTCTTATACGCCTGCGGGAACTAATGATAGTTCAACACCGCCACTTTTTACAGGAACACCTGCAACGATTTTACCAGGAGTTGCAGCTCCTGCAGACGGAACAGTTATTGGATTAGCCTTTAATATGGTTCCTTTGCCTGCGCCTTTAATTTAAAAAAATTTTCACGGTAAATGAAAATTTATACGACATTTAAGATTTCAGAAAACATTCGTGAAACACCTGAAGGTTTTCTTTTATGCCTGAATGTCCCGATTGCCCGAACCGGTGAAATGGAATATGGGCCGGATGAAACACCTATTACGCCTGGTCCTGACGGAAAAGTAATAATTTTAAGAGAAGCCAAAGAAGTTTTTTCACCAAAAACGATCGCTTCTTTTGAAGGAAAAGCTTTAACGATTAATCATCCGGCAGATTTTGTAACTCCCGACAATTGGGGAAATCTTGCAAAAGGTATTCTTCAAAATGTACGTCGCGGTACGGGTGAAAACGAAAATGATTTGATATCCGATATTCTTGTTACCGACGCAAAAGCGATTTCACTAGTTAAAAACGGTCTTCGCGAAGTTTCATGCGGATATGAAGCAAATTACATTGAAGCAGGAATTGGTCGAGGCAGGCAAACAGACATTATTGGAAATCATCTAGCTCTTGTCGAGGCAGCTCGCGCGGGAACTAGTTACGCAATTAACGATAATAAAAGAAAGGAAAAAGTTATGGGAGTGAAGGAAAAAATAAAAGCGATTTTTGCAAAAGCTCAAGATGAAGCTTTGAAAGTTGCTGATGTCGAGGAAAAAGAAGGAAAAGAAGAAAAACCAACAAAAGACGATGATTGGGCCGGATACGATGAAATGGTCAAAATGGTGAAAGATATTTCTGAGAAACTTGATGTAATGGGCAAAAAACAACAAGATGATGCGTCAACCAAACCTACCGAAAGTAAACCTGCCGAAATAGAAGCTAAAGACGATGATACTGAAGAAATGGGTGAAACAGGTTTAGAAGCCCGTCTAGCTAAATTAGAAAAAATGGTTTCAATGCTTATGGAACGTGAATCTAAAGAAGATGAAGTTCCGGTAACTGACGATGATGACGATATGGTAACTGACGATGATGGCGACGATATGGTTACCGATGATGACGAAGAAATGGGAGAAGAAGGCGAAGAAGTTACTGATAGCGCATCGCGTGTTGAGATTTTAGTGCCTGGGATGAAAATTAAAGGGAAAGACTTTAAATCTCAAGTGATCGAAGCTGCCTATAAAACAGTTGATGGTCAAAAAGTGATTCATCAATTTACAGGTGGGAAAGCGCCTAATCTAAAAGACAAAAAACAAGTTGATTTAATTTTTATCGGTGCAAGCGAAGTTTTAAAAGAAAAACGAAATGCAGCTCTTGCACAAAGTAAATCTTATAAAAATTTCGATTCTTTGGGAACACCCAAAGGAGCGATGACCGCCGAAGAATTAAATAAGAAAAACCAAGAATTTTATAAAAACAAAGGAGTTTAACAATGCCTGCATATTTATTTCAAGCCCCGACCGGAATTGCCGGGGATATCACTCGGCCTGATGAATCTAACGTTGAACCTGCAATGTTAAAAGCTAACGGAAGTCCTGCGACTTTCCCACAAGCTTATGGCGTTCCAATGGTTTACGAAACTGGTGGAATTGGAAAATGGATTGGTTCAAGTGTTGCCACTGATTTTGCGGGAGTTTTGGTTCGGGAAGTTCCCGGAATTTCTGGAAGTACTGCTTCAGATGCTACCTTTGAACCGACAGTACCTAATCCTGATCAACCTAACGGTCTTTGTGTCCGTGGATATATCAACGTGAAATGCGTTGCCGGAACTCCTGTACGAGGGGGAACTGTCTATATTCAAATCACTGCAAATGGCGGCGTCAATGTTGGCGATTTGAGAGCCGATGGCACTGATGGTGGAAATGCCGTTGCTTTAACTGCAACGCAAGCAGAATGGGCCACTGACGGAAAAGATGCTGACAATAATGCTGAGTTAAGAATTGCTCGCTAAACTTTAAAATGGGGGATTAAAAAATATGGGACGAATCATAAAACCAGGGATGAAACGATTTAAAACTCGCGATTCATCTTTAGCTTATTTTATCAATCAACTTGAAAATTTCGATCCAGTCTTACATGAACCTTTGGTGAGTGTAAGTTGGGGCCGTGATATTAAATTGCGACCTGGAATCACGATGTCTTATGAATCTACCAGTTTCACAAGACAAGCTTTCGCAGGTGTTGGTACTTTGCAAAATACTCAAGGGAATATGCCTTGGATATCTCCTGAAACCACTGCTATTGCAAAAATCAGTGTAAACGGTGAAAAAGTTGTTCTTCCCTTAAGACTCTTAGGCCGAGAAGTTTCTTATACTTCTGTTGAGCTCGATAGATCTCAATTGACTCAACAACCTATTGATCGCCAACAAATGGACGCGATGAATATTCTTTATCAAATGAATATCGATCAAATGGTCTATATCGGTTCGACTGATGTAGGAGCGACAGGACTTATCAATTCTTCTGATGTAACGGCAACAACCGTTGCAACGGGGGTATCCGGGTCTACTCTTTGGTCTGAAAAAACGGCGGATGAAATTTTAGCCGATGTTAACCAACTTTTAGAAGATACTTGGAAAGCTGCCGCATATGCTGTCTGCCCAAGTAAACTTCTTTTGCCTCCTCTTCCATTCTCTTATATCGCTTCTCAAAAAGTAAGCTCTGCCGGAAATGTCTCAATTCTTAAATTCTTAAAAGAAAATTCCATTGCTCTTCAAATCAATGGTCAAGAATTGGATATCCAACCTGTAAAATGGTTAACCGCCGTAGGAGTTGATTCGGAAGATCGAATGGTGGCTTATACGAATGAACTTGATAGAGTTCGTTTCCCGATGGTCCCGATTCGACGAGAAACTGCCTATTATATGGGAATTCGATTTTTTGCTCCTTATATCTGGGCATTCGGTGAATTAGAACTTGTTTACCCTGAAACAATCAGATACGCCGACGGAATTTAAAATAAAATTACCGGGGATTTTTTAAGAGGGAGCGCTTTTTAAATCCCCGGGAATTTTTGGAGTTTTTATGATTTATAAGTTAAAACAAAGTGTAAAACTTGGTGGAAAAGATTATAAAAAAGGTCTTCAAGATTTATCTCAAGCGGCCGAACAAGATCCTTTATTTTTAAAATATGTAGGGGTCGGATTAATTATTGATGCTGAAAAAAAAGAAGAAGTGAAAGAAACGGCAATTCCTGAAAGTGCTCAAAAAATTTTAAAAAGAATTCAAGCACAAAAAGAAAAAAAAGCTGAAGCCGCATTAAAAATAAAAGAAGAATCTAAAGATTGTCCACCATGTCCGCCTGAAGAGGAAATTAAAAAAGAATCTGAAGAAATAGAAGATTTTGTTGAAGCTAAAAAAGAAAAACCGAAAGCTAAAAATCCCAAATTAAGAGGATGAACTTGTGGATTTTGATATTGGCGCATTTATAGAGGAGTTCCCGGAATTCGCTGATACTACTCTTTACCCGACTGCTCAAATTGAATTTTGGGTAGGATTTGCCACTCTTCAAGTAAGACAAGAAATTTGGAAAAAAGCATGGTCAACAGGTGTTAGTCTTTATGTGGCTCACCAATTAGTACTTTATGCGCAAAATCGAAGATCAGCGGCAGTTGGAGGGATTCCCGGTCAATCAGGTGGAATTGCAAATAATAAAACTGTTGGGAGCGCAACAGTTGCTTATGATACAGCTTCAACTTCTTTAACAGATGCAGGATTTTGGAATCTTACAAATTATGGAAAACAATTTTTTCAATTGGTGAAAATATTTGGAGCAGGAGTTAGGCAATTATGAAAAAACCTACTCTTACAGTTACAAGTGATTTCACCGAAGATTTTAATAAAATTATAAAACGTTTTAAAAATGATACGGTACTTGTTGGGATCCCAGAATCTGAATCTTCCCGAGAAAAAGAAGATACTGATATAACCAATGCCGCTCTTCTTGCAATAAATAATTTTGGAAGTCCTCAGAATAATATTCCCGCACGTCCTGTAATGGAGATTGGGATTCGAAAAGCACAAACTGAAATTGCTGAAATTTTTAAAAATGGAGCAATTAAAGCTTTATCAGAAGGTCTTTCAGCATTGCCAATACTTTATGAACGCGCAGGAATTGTGGCCTCAACATCTATTAAAAAAGTCATCAATTCACAAGAAGGAATTGAGGCACCCGCGGCTTCAACTTTAGATGCACGTGAAGCAAGAGGTTTTAAGGGAACAAAAGCTCTCATTGTTACAGGTCAAATGAGAAATGCGATTACTTATGTTGTCAAAGGAGAAGGAAAGTAAATGGCACAAATCGATGTGACAGAACTTTTAACTGATCCTGATTTTGTGGACGAAATGCAAGTGATTACTCGCTATCCCTATGTAAACTCTCTTGGTGAAAATTCTATAAAAGAAGTGAATAGCTATTCTGTCGGATCAGTTCAACCTGCGGATTATAAAACTTTGAAACGTTTAAGTGATGCTTTACAAGATGAAGATATTTATTCTTTTTGGTTTAAAGGACCAATTGTTACAACTGAAACCGGAAAATATTCAAGTATTATTCTTTTTAAAAATAAAAGATTTCAAGTGAAACAAGTAGCTGATTGGTCGAATTGGGGTGCTGGTTGGGTTGAAGGAATTTGTGTGGCAGAAAGGCCAGCGCAATGAATCCTTATATTTTACCGTCTATTTCGACTGTTCCACCAAATAAATTAACGGTGACTCAATTTATTCAAACTGTTTTTGTTGGTATCTCGGGACTTCCCGGATCAATGGTAAGACCAAAATGGCAGCCGCAACCCCCAAAACAACCTGATCTCGAAGTAAGTTGGATGGCTTTAGGAATTAGTAACGCAGTGCCCGATGCAAATAGTTACATAGGAACTAAAGTTGATGAAACAGTTGAATCTCAAAGGCATGAAACTCTTGAAATTTCGTGTGCTATTTACGGGCCTTATTGTTTAGAAATTTACGAATTATTAAGAGATGGATTTCAAATTCAACAAAATCGAATTGAACTTCAAAATGCGAATATGGGTTTTGTTCAAATAACAAATGGAAGAAAAATCCCGGATCTCGTTAATGAAAGATGGATCGAAAGAATTGAAACAAGCGTTTTTCTAAGAAGAGAGATTCAACGGATTTATCCAATTCCAACAATCATATCGTCAGATGGGACGATTTATACGGTTATTGGAAATGAAGATTATTTAAAAGTTTGGAAAGTTCCTTCGAATTAAAGGAGATTTTTTATGTTTGTAACCGGATATCAAGGTTATTTTAATTGGGACCAAGAAGTAACGATTGCAATGAGTGCTCAGGAATCTTCTGCTATCGACACTGGTGGAATGGTTCTTTGTGGCATTTTATTACCAGCAAGTTTTACTGGTACTGCTCTTACTTTTGAAGTTTCAAATGCGATCGATGGGACTTTTGTTCCTTTAAAATCGACAACATCAGGAACGACTCTTACTTATACTGTCGCACAAGGAACTTTTATTGCGATAGACCCAAAAGATTTTCAAGGTGTCAGATTCTTAAAAGTTAAATCAGGGAGTTCGGAAGCTGCCGCTCGAACTTTAACTCTTTCATTGAAAGGATTTTAAATCATGTTATCGGTATCAAATATCGTTAAAGTTTCAATAAGTCTTAATCCGCTTTCTGCCTCAGTCCGATCATTCGGAGTTCTAAATATTGCAACTGATTCTGATGTTATCAGCGGTCTTGAACGAATAAGACCTTATTCAGATTTAGATAGTGTTGCTTTAGATTTTGGAGCAGATGCACCTGTAACAAAAGCTGCCGAGCTTTATTTTGGTCAAAAACCAAGTCCTGCTCAAATGTTTATCAGTAGGTGGATTAGAACTAATTCAGCGGCTCAAAATATTGGCGGTATTTTAACAGCCAGTGAACAATTAATTTCAAATTGGAATACAATTTCTGCCGGAAGTTTTTCAATCGATATTGATAGTGTCACTCATAATTTATCAGGTTTAGATTTTACAGGAGCTGCAAATTTAAATGCAGTTGCCGCTATTATTACAACAGCTTTTAGTGGTGCCGCTACTTGTGTTTGGAATGGAACTAATTTTGTCATCACAAGCGCAACTTCCGGCGCAGGCGTTAAAGCTTCAGGTACTATAAGTCTTGATACAAATCCAAGTTATGGAGTTAGAGCTTCAGGAACAATTACTTTAACCGGAAATCCTTCAAATGGCGATTCTGTAGATATTAACGGAACAACCGTTACTTTCGTGACAGGAACTCCTTCCGGCAATCAAGTTCAAATTGGTGGCGATGATTCTGCGACCGCTCTTGCACTCCAAGCATTTTTGCAAACATCAGCCGATAGCAATCTTTCTGCATGCACTTATAACACCATAGGACTTGTAACGACAGTAACGGCTAGAATTTACGGCACTGGCGGTAATTCATATGTTTTAACCAAAAGCAGTACCAATATAACCGTTTCAGGTTCGGGAACTTTAAGTGGTGGAGTTGCAGCCGATACATTAACGGTTAATGGAATTGCTCTTACTTTTGTAGCAGTAAGCCCTGTAGGAAATGAAATTCTTGTCGGGCCTACAGTTGCACAAACTGCCGCAAATCTTCAAACTTTTTTACAAAATTCAGTAAATGCAAGTTTAACAGTTGCGACTTATTCGACAGCTTCCACATTAACGACAATAACTTATAAAACAACTGGAACAGCGGGTAATGGATTTACTCTTGCAAAATCAAGCTCCCATATCACACTTTCCGGGGCCACTCTCTCAGGTGGAACAGTTGCTTCTAGTGTTGGATACGCAACAACTGGAATTTCTGATCAACTAAAATTATCTCAAAGTACTGATCAAGCATTAGTTCCAGGTTATGACGCTGAAACTCCTGTTCAATGTGCGGCAATTCTCACCAATAAATCTGCCGCTTGGTATGGATTAATGTTTCAAGCCTCTGTTCAACCGACTGATGACCAAAATATTGATGTTTGCGATTTTATCGAGGGATTAGATATTACTCGAATCTTTGGGGTTACGATTACAGACACAAATGTTTTAAGTCCTCTTGTTACTACCGATTTAGCTTCGAGAATGATGATGGGCGGCTATTTACAATCTTTTAATCAATATAGCCAAAATCCTTATGCAATCGCTTCCTTTTTTGGTCGAGCATTCACAGTAGATTATACGGCTGACAATTCAACAATTACTTTAATGTTTAAACAAGAGCCGGGTGTTGTTGGCGAGGATTTAGATCAAGACCAAGCCGACACTTTAAAAGCAAAACGCTGTAATGTCTTTGTCGACTATATCGATGATACGACAATTATCCAATATGGTGTGATGTCTGGGCCCGCTTATTTTGATGAAATTCAAGGAACAGATTGGTTGCAAAATGCGATTCAAACCGCGGTTTACAATGTGCTTTATACTTCAACAACTAAAGTTCCCCAAACTGATCCCGGTGTAAATCAAATCGTAAATGCAATTGACCAAGTTTGCGGTCAGGCAGTCGCAAATGGACTTATCGCACCTGGTGTGTGGAACGGCCCAAGTTTTGGTCAGATTTCAACGGGGCAATATTTAAAAACCGGATATTATATTTTCGCTCAAACTGTAGCACTTCAATCGCAATCAGATAGGGATGCAAGAAAAGCTCCTCCTATTCAAGTGGCTATAAAACTTGCGGGCGCAATTCAAGAAGTCGATATTTTAGTAGACGTAAATAGATAAAAAGAATTTTTTACCTAAAAGGAGAAGCAAAATGGTTTATTCATTTTTAAATGCAAACTGCACAATTGCAGGTCCAGGAATTCTTGCAAATTTAGCGGCGGGGGCTGCGGCTGCGGAAGAAGGTATCACCATTGAAGCCGTTGAAGATAAAAACGTCATGACAATTGGAGCTGATGGAAAAGCTCAGCATTCTTTGATTGCGACTAATGCAGTTAAAATCACAGTACGGCTTTTAAAAACTTCTCCCGTGAATACCCTTCTTCAGGCAGCTTTTGATGCCCAATCTATTACATCCGCTCTTTGGGGAAAAAATGTTATCACGACAACAGATTTAGCTCGCGGAGATTATACGGTGAGCCAACAAGTAGCTTTTAAAAAACAACCCACAATCACTTATGCCAAAGAAGGTGGAATTATGGAATGGGAATTTGATTGTGGAACTTCAACGACGATTTTAGGAGCCGGACAATAATGGATAGAGATTTTCAACTTGGTGGGAAAAACTTTAAATTAAATAAAATTGATGCGATTAATCAATTTCACGTAGTTAGAAGAATTGGGCCTATTCTTTCAGATTTACTTCCGGCTTTGAAAGATGCGCAAAAAATTAATTCTTTAGATAAAGTTACCCAAGAAGATCAATTAGAAAATCTTGCAAAAGTTTTAGCTCCCGTGATGACCGGTTTTTCAAAACTTTCAGATGAAGATGCCGAATTTGTTCTTCATAGTCTTTTAAAATTAGTTGAAATGCAACAGCCAGCGGGGAATTGGGCGAAAATTTCGACAGGTAAACTTTTAATGTTTCAGGATTTAGAATTGCCCTTCCTTATAAATCTAGCTAGCCGCGCATTTGCTTTTAATATGTCTGGTTTTTTTGCCGCGCTCCCTCAATAATTTCAGGTAGTGGGGGAGTAAGAACTAAAAGACCTGTAAGTTGGGTCACAATGAGTGACGATGAAGATTGGCTTTTTCGGCCAGTACTTGAAGGACTTTGTAGATATGAAAGTTTAAAAGACGGGACTTTGGATTTATCCGATATTTCAAAGATGAATGAGGCTTTAGATGTTAGATTTGAGAATGAAAGAAGATATCGAGAGGCCAATGAATGAATGGTGATGTAATAAAATCCTTTTTGGTGGGCCTTGGGTTTGGAGTTGATGATGCAAGTCTTGCCAAATTTAATGCCGCAATTACTTCTGCCACATTACGGGTTACTGCTCTTTATGGTTCGATTAATGCAGTAGCTTCCGGTATCTTTTTTAGCATATCAAAAATTTCTGAAAGTTTTGAAGATTTAGGTTATCAATATAAAATTTTAGCTCCCGCGATTAATAAAGCCTTAATTTTAAGACAAGAAATGTTTAAGGCATATTCAGCGGCAGGAGTAAATCTAACCAAAGTAGTTCAACAATCTTTAAAATTAAATATTTCTCTTACAAAAACAAAATACGCTTTCGAAGCAATTTACAAATCAGTTGCATCAAAATTTTTCGATATATTAACAAAAAAATCTGATCTTTTCCGAAAAAAACTTTACGATAATCTTCCTAAAATTCAAGAGCGACTTGAAAAATTTATCAAAATTATCTTTAAAGCATTCGAAGCTATTAACGAATTAGGATTAAGAGTCTGGTCAATTTTAGGAAGAGTCTATGATTTTTTTGTTGCTTTAGATAAAGCAACTGACGGATGGTCGACAATTATTCTAGGTGTGATTGCCGCATGGAAATTATTAAATTTAAGTTTTCTTGCAACTCCTCTAGGATTAATTATTACTGGTCTTACCGCCATTTTGGCTTTATTTGATGATTTTAAAACTTGGCAAGAAGGCGGGAAATCTCTTTTTGATTGGACTTCTTTTATACCTACCATTAATGCTGTAAAAAAGACTTTAGAAGATTTTTGGGGTATTTTAAAATCAATCGGTGAGACTTTAGGCAATCTAGCCGCGGCAGTAGTTCTTTTATTTCAAGGAAACTTTTTAGCAGCTCTTGAGGCTTTAAAAGCTGCCGGTTTTTCTGTTTTAGGAATATTTTCAAAAATTTGGGATACAGTTAAAGGTCTTCTTTTTTCAATTGCAAAATTTGGTGAATGGGGCAGACATTTTTTTGATACTTCTGCAAAAATAGCACCTGTTTTGGGTCCTATTTCACCAGGAGTACCGCAAGTAAATCCAATTGGAAACAATACGGCCAATAATTCTCAAACTAATCAAAATGTTCAACAACAAACAAATATCAATATTCAAGGAGTTTCTGACGCAACTGCGGTTGGAAAAGCAGTTTCAGGAGAACAAAATCGAGTCAATTTCGACTTGGTGAGAAATCTTAAAGGATCAATCCGATGAGTTTTTTAACTGAGCCAGTGACATTACAGTCTCTTCTTTCAACGAAAAGGTCATTTGGTCCGATAACAGTTCAAGTCGTTATTAACGAAAATACTAATGATACGTTAACAATTACAAAACAACCCGTTCAATCGGGAGCTTCCATTACTGATCATGCTTACAAAGAGCCGACAGCTCTTTCTATGCAGCTTCATTTTATCGATGATATTTCAACTAGCCTTTCGAAAATTTACGCTGATCTTTTAACTCTTCAAAGTGATAGAGTTCCTTTTAGTGTTATCACACCAAAAAGAATTTACGATAACATGCTCATTTCGACTTTAGGGCTTACAACAGATAAAACGACAGAAAATATTTTAGCTATTAATATTTCTTTTCAGCAAATTATTTTGGTGAATGTATCTACAGTTCAAGTTCCCCGTTCGAGACAAAAAAATGCAGGGGCTACAGGTGCAACTCAAGCTGCGGGTAAAAAATCAGCGCTCTATACAGGTGCGCAAATTTTTGGGTTTAAATAAATGGCTATCCCTACACTTCCAGGATATTCGACTTTTATTTTGCCTTTACAAAACATTCCTCAAAGCTTTGAAATTTCTCTTGCAGGTCAAAATTATATTATGACCGTTAAGTGGAATGATTCTCCCGATGCCGGATGGCTATTTGATTTAGATGATGCGGTTACAAATGAAAATATTATTGCGGGAATCCCGTTAATAACCGGAGCTGATTGTCTTGCAGGTTTAGAATATTTAGGCATCAATGGTCAAATGATTGTCTACACTGATGGTGATGATACGGCAGTTCCCACCTTGGATAATTTAGGAGTAGAAAGTAATCTTTATTTTCTAACAACGGCAACAGACAATGGCTAAAATCCCTCCTATTACAGTCGATAATACTTTACAATATTTAAGAGATATTGAACTTATCGCTTTTGGAAAAAATCAAGAAGGAGTGGATCTTTCTCAATTAAGAATTAAATTTTCAGTTAAGCGATCTGATACCGCAACTCCGAATACGGCAGACATTAGAGTTTATAATTTAGGAGAAGCTACGGCTTTAAAAATCGGATCCAGAAAAGAATTTAATCGAGTAATTCTACAAGCGGGCTATCCTGGAAATCGCGGAGTTATTTTTCAAGGCAATATAAAACAAACAATTATAGGAAGAGAAAGTGCAACGGACACATTTATTGATATCATTGCGGGAGATGGTGATAGAGCTTACAATTTTACAATAGTAAATACGACTCTTTCAAAAGGCTCAACTCAAATGGACCAGGTCAACACAATAATAAATGCAATGAGTGTTAAAGGAGTAACAGCCGGATCTCTTGCTGGGTTAACTCAAAGTTCGGTGTTGCCCCGGGGAAAAGTTTTATTTTCAAATGCAAGAAACTATTTGCGCACTATCGCACAGACTCAACAAAATTCCTGGTCGATTCAAAATGAAAAAGTAAATTTTATCGCTAAAAAAGCTTATTTGCCCGGTACTTCAATTAAAATTACTCAGACAACAGGTATGGTGGGAACTCCCGAGCAAACAACTGAAGGAGTTAATGTTAAATGTCTTTTAAACCCCAATATTCAAATTGGTGGAAGAGTCTATTTAGATAATTCATCTATTTTGCAGCAAAAATTAAATCTTGAACAGATTGCCGCATTAAAAGGAAATGTCTCAGCAATAAATGCTCAATTTCCAAATCGATTAAATTCAGATGGGTCTTATTATGTTTTAGTTTTAGAGCATATCGGGGATACCAGAGGAATTGAATGGTATACAAAACTTGTTTGTTTAAACCAAGATGTGTCTGCAAATCCATTAAATAGTGTGCAGCCTGGAACAGGAAATAAAGTTATTTCAGGAGCTATAAATGGATAGAGATCAGCTTTTAAATGACCAAGAAGAGGCAATGCGCTTAATGCTTGATGGTAGGCAAGCAGGTATTTGGACTGCAATTCCTGGAATCATTCAAAGTATTGATTTTGACGCCATGACCGTTGAAGTTCAACCTTCTATTCAAGGCCAAATTGAAGATGAAGACGGCAATATCACTTTAGTCAATCTGCCTCTTCTTCCAGATGTTTTACTTTGTTTTCCCTCAGCGGGCGGTTTTACAATCACTTTCCCAGTTCAAATTGGGGATGAAGTTTTAGTTATTTTTTCATCCCGTTGCATTGATGCCTGGTTTCAAGTCGGTGGGATACAACCGCCTATGGAATCAAGAATGCATGATCTTTCAGATGGTTTTGCTATTCTTGGGCCAAAATCTTTACCTAAAGTAATTGGTGGAATTAGTTCAACAGGAGTCCAAATTCGAAATGACGCAGGGACTACTTACATTGAGTTATCGGCTGATGGTAAGATAAAAATGGTCACTCCCACTGAAATAGATATTACGGGTGATTTAAAAGTTTCAGGCGATGTGATAGCAGGAACTGTATCTTTAAAAAATCACACGCATCCAATTTCTGTTCCTTCAACGCCATTTACGGGAAATACCGGAGTTCCTACATGAGATATCGAAAATTATCACCAAGTGGAGATTATACTTTTGGAAATGGACAACTTGATTTTTATAAGGATGTTCCTGAAGCTCCGGCTCAAGCTGTTCAAACAAGACTTAATCTTTGGGTGGGGGAATGGTTTTTAGATACAGAAGAAGGAACGGCCTATATGCAAGGAGTTCTTGGAAAATATTCTCAAAAATCGGCTGATGTTACAATTCAACAAAGAGTTTTAGGGACCCAAGGAGTTAATGATTTATCTAATTTTGAAAGTACTCTTGATCCTGATTCGAGAAAATATCCAGCGACAATGGATTTGGATACGATTTACGGACCCACTGAGGTCGATATTGAAAATTACATAAATTATTAAGGAATAAAAATGGCGGTAGATTTTTCAACTTTAGTTTATATTGACGCGACAGGATATCATTATCCTGATTATCCAACTGTTCAAAATTGGTTAATTTCTCAATATCAAGGAATTTATGGTGCGGATGTTTATTTAGAGCCAGATTCTCAAGACGGTCAATTTTTAGCAATTCTTTCAAAGGCAATGTATGATTGTGCGGCTTTAGGAGCTTCTACTTATAATTCCTTCCCTCCACTTTCAGCTCAAGGAGCAGGTCTTTCACGAGTTGTAAAAATTAATGGCGTATCTAGACAACTCCCTTCATTTTCAACAGCCACTCTCACCATTGGTGGAACAGCGGGGACAATTATTACAAATGGGGTAGCTGTAGATACTTTAAATCAGCAATGGCTTTTACCCGGTGTTGTAACTATTCCTGATGGTGGAACTATCGATGTTGTTGCAACGGCTGCAATTGTGGGAGCTGTGACCGCCGATAGCAATACAATTAATTCAATTTTTACTCCGACTAGAGGATGGCAAACTGTAAATAATTCTTCTGCAGCAACTCCGGGAGCTCCCGTTGAATCCGACGCCGCGTTAAGAATAAGACAAGAGCAAAGTGTGGCAAATCCTTCTTTGACTGTTTTTGAGGGAACTATTGGAGCTGTCGAAAACGTAACGGGAGTTACTAAAGTCCAGGGTTATGAAAATGATACCGAAAGTACAGACGGAAATGGCGTACCTGCTCATAGTATTTGTGTTGTTGTTGCTGGGGGAAGTAATAGCGATATTGCCCAAGCTATTCAGATTCATAAAACACCAGGTTGTGGCACTTATGGCGATCAAACAGTTATGGTTTACGATTCTAAAGGAATGCCGATTAATATCCATTTTCAAAGAGCGGTTACGGCAACAGTTCATGTTCAAATAACAATGTCGACAGGAGTTGGCTGGTCAGATGATTATTTAGTTCAAATTCAAGATGCCGTAGCGGCTATGGTTAACAGTGGTGAAATTGGCGAGCCTATTCTTTTAACCAAACTTTTTGCACCGGCTTATTTAAATGGCGTTCCTCCTTTGACCGCTTATGATATTGCAACAATTGAGCTAGCTAAAAATGGTGGTTCATATGCAGCAAGTAATCTAAGTCTTGATTTTGATGAAAATCCGGTATGTGACCCAACAACTGACGTAACAATTATTATCACATGACCTTAAATGATTATTTAAATTTAGTTCCGTCAGCCAATAGAAATCAGCCGATTTTTATTGAGACTTTAACAGTTAATCTTAAAGCATTTATTCAAATTCAAAATCTATTTACTTCAATGATTCCAATTTTTGATTTGGATATCGCAGTAGGGAATCAATTAGATATTATCGGGCAATGGGTCGGCGTTAGTCGAAATATCGCAATTCCTATTTCGGGGGTTTATTTTACATGGGACGGTACTGATTATACAGTTGGTTGGGATTATGGTTCCTGGCAGCCTTCAAATCAACCTGTAAATGTTACAGTTTTACCTGATGATTCTTATAAATCTCTTATTAAAGGAAAAATCGCGTCGAATCATTGGGACGGCACGACAGAAGGTGCATATAAAATTTGGGATTCTCTTTTTCCAACAATTACGATTTTAATTCAAGATAATCAAAATATGACCTACGATTTAATAATCGCAGGGGGTATTATTGATTCACTTACTCTTGCTCTTATTACTGGTGGATATATTCCTTTAAAACCGGAAGGAGTAAGAGTTGAAGCTTATTATGTCGCAATAGATTCAGGACCAATTTTCGCTTGGGATCTTGACGCGCCTTTACTTCAAGGGTGGGATATAGGTTCGTGGGCAAGAGAGATTTCACCAACTTAGAATAAGGAAAAGAACAAATGCCACAAAATGATTTTTTACAATTTTGTCCGACAGATACCGGAACCAATCTTTTATCCGAAAGCGATTATTTAGCTTCAACTGACAGAGATAGCGGGAATAAACCTGGCGTTGCGAGTTCTAAATTAAATAACAAAGCTCTTCGACAAGCAAATTTTATCACTTCTCAGCTAGCCCAGTTAACTTCGGATGTTACTGGAACTGACATGCTCGATGTCGATGGGAATGAGTCGGTTATTTTATCTCAATTAAAAGCTTTGATAATTCCATTAGCACCGCAAGTCACTCTTTATAGTTCTGGTAGTGGAACTCATTATCTAAATTATATTTTCTTTATTGCAACTGGTTCAGCAACCATTGGGGCCACCTATACAAATAACACTTTCACTTTTACCGTAAAACAAACTGTCGCTTCAGGACTTCAATTAATCGCAAGTGGAACCGGTGCTCCTTCGGTTTCAGGGACTTTAACTAAATCATCTGGAACTGGAGACGCAACGATTAGTTTTCATGCCGTTAGAACTCCTCTTTATTTAAAAGCTAGTTTAATCGGTGGCGGCGGTGGTGGTGGTGGTCAAGCAAGTGACGGAGGAAATGGATCGGATACCACCTTTGGGAATTTGACTGGTTCTGGCGGGGGTAAAGGATATTCTGGATTTACTATTGGTGGACTTGGCGGCGTTCCTACCGGTGGTTCTGGATGGACAACGGCAATTTTAGCAACTGGCGGAAACGGAAATTCACCCATAAATACAAACGCGGCTTTTTCTGGATTTGGCGGCGGTGGCGGAAATGGGTATTTTGGCGGTGGCGGCGGTAATCAAGCCAATACTGGAGCAACTTCAGCTTCCGGTGCACCAAATACTGGCGGCGGCGGTGCGGCAGGTTCTACTGGATTAGGAGCTCCTGGTAATAGCGGTGGCGGCGCAGGCGGATATGTTCAAGCATTTACTATTGGTCAGCCTTTAACATCTTATAATTATAGTGTCGGAGCTGGTGGCTCAGCTGGTGGAACAGGTACCGGAAATGCGGCAGGCGCTGGGGGCTCGGGAGTTATAATAATCGAAGAATATTATCAGTAAAAATGCTTCTTCAGAGAACAAATTTTTTAGAAACAGGAATTTTTGGAAGTTTATTTTTTTATGGGGATAATGAAGAATTCGCTAAAACATTGGAGCATGCCTATCTTCAAGAAGATGGGAAATATCTTCCTAAAATTCCTGCAGGCAAATATTGGTGTGTTAGAGGAACTCATCAAATATCGAATGAATTTTTCGAAACTTTTGAGATTATGGGTGTTCCCGGTCATACAGGCCTTTTATTTCATCCGGGAAATTTTAATAATGACTCAAGTGGGTGCATTCTCCTTGGTGAAGAAATCTCAAATTTTTCAATGATAACTGAAAGCAGAAATAAATTTTTAGAGTTTATGAACGCATTAAATGGGGTGACATCGTTTCATATTGAAATTGTCTAAAGGGGGCTTATGAAATTCTTTTTATTTTTATTATTTATTAGTCGTGTTGTATTTGCTGAAAATTCTCAAATCATCCGGGCACAATCACCATTGATTTTAAGCAATGGATTAATGAGCATGCCTGCATCAAGTTCTTCGGTTGATGGGTATTTAACGGCAGCCAATTTTAATATTTTTAATAATAAAGCTCCTTCAGGAAATTACATAACTTCATTGACCGGGGATGTTACTGGTTCGGGCCCTGGAGCTACGGCGACCACAATTGCAAAAATTCAAGGAACTACGGTTAGCGGGACGACTGGGACTACAAATGTAGTTTTCTCTGATTCGCCTAGCATAACTGGAACGTGGCAATTAACTTCGTCAACGGCAGGATTTGGAATTAATTCAACTCCGAATATCAGTAACATTTTTGTTGCAAGACGTGATCAAAATCAAATCTTAAGAAGCATAATAACTAATGGCAATTCTGGTGCAAGTGCCTATGTTGAATCAAGTCTATCAACTGATGCCGGAGATTTTAACTGGCAAGCGACATCAATTGCCGGTGGAGCGCTTGGTTATTTAGCAACTGATTCAGGATTCACTGGTGGATTAAGAATAGCCACCAATGGAACTAATCCATTAGATTTAAGGACCAATAATACGACAGGGTTATTAATTGACGGCACGACTCAAAAAGTAAAAATTCCTACATTGACCGCAAGTACTGCGGTGACTACAGATGGTAGTTTAAATCTTTCGTCATCTTTAACTACTGCGACAGAACTTGGATACGTTCACGGGGTTACTTCTTCAATTCAAACTCAAATCAATGCATTGCAGCCCGCTGGGAACTACATAACCGCATTGACAAATGATGTGACAGCGACGGGTCCTGGTTCAGTAGCATCGACCGTTGCAAAAATTCAAGGAACTACAGTCAGTGGAACTACAGGAACTACGAATGTAGTTTTTTCCAATTCGCCTAGCATAACCGGAACATGGCAATTAACTTCCACAACAGGATTTGGGATAAATGTGACGCCTGATACCAGCAATATTTTTGCTGCAAGACGCGACCAGAATCAAATCTTAAGGAGCATAATCACGAATGGAAATACAGGCTCTGGTGCATATGTTGAATCCAGTTTATCTACGAATGCCGGAGATTTTAACTGGCAAGCGACATCCGTCGCGGGTGGTGCCCTGGGATATCTTGCAACGGATTCTGGATTCACTGGTGGATTAAGAATAGCTACCAATGGAGCGAATCCATTAGATTTAAGGACCAATAATACGACTGCAATATTAATCAGCGGTTCTCAAGCAGTCTCATTGCCAGCGTTTTCCGTGGCCGGCGTCGTCCACAATAATGCTTCTGGTGTTCTTTCTAGTTCATTAATCGTGAACGCCGATATTGATCCTTCCGCGGCTATCGCTTTCTCGAAAATGGCGGCATTGACTGCTAAATCTATTCCTTTCGCCGATGGCTCTGGGTTTTTGACTCAAGATAACACGAATCTCTTCTATGATTCCGGCACGAAAACAATCAATTCTTTCGGAATGTCTGCAATCAAAGCTTCGGGGCTTGGATTGAACCTCTATAGCCAGGATTCATCTACAGAGGATACTGAAGGATTAAATATTTTCACTGGGAATGCGACTGGTGAATTTAATTCTGGAAGTCAAACTTTTACGACTGGAACAACGACTGCAACTGATCCTGATAATTACTCTTCCGGTGGATTTAATTTCTATACGGGCGATGCGCCCAATGGCGCGAATGTCGGTGGCTTTCTATTCCAACCTGGTGAAGTAAGTGGCGTTGCCGCATATCCCGGAGCATTTATCTTATATGGCGGTGGAATAAATAATGCGTCTAATCCCAATGATGCGGGTTCAGTTAGTTTACACGGCGGGGACGTAAATGACGGATTAGGAAAAGGCGGCGCTATTATCATCGCTGCGGGAGCCGCAGCAAATAGCGCCATATATGGGGCGAATGTAACGATTTCATCGGGTGCAAATTTCGGGGATTCGACCAAAAGTGGAAATATTATTTTTAACAATGGGGCTAACAATACCATAATGCAGATCATTGGTAGCTCGAAAGTTATTACCTTGGGGGCATCGGGATTCACCGGAACTCACGCGGTGAATGGGAACTTATCTATCTCTAAAAGTTTACTCGCATCTGATGGTCTAGTTGGATCGCCTTCGATATCCTTCGCCAATGCTAGCACCAGCGGACTTTATCAAACCGGAGCGACGAGTTTCGGAGTTTCTGCCGGAGGAGTGCAGCTTGGCTTATTTGGGACATCCGTAATATTTCAAGGTAGTCAGGCGGGCCCCTTCATTCTTAAGTCTTCGTTATCTGACTCCTATGGGATGAATCTTTATATTGATGGCTCAGACAACGGCCACATAAATTATGAGTCCACTACGGGCGGTTTACTTCTAGGCACCAATGGGACTGATGTTCTAACCATCACGAATAACGGCAGCACGATCGGAGGATTTAGAAAGGACCAAAATACTAAAACCGCCTTGCAATTAGTGAATGGAAGCTCGGGCGCTAGCGCGAATGCAGAATTTAGGATATCGACAAATGCGGATGATTTTAGGATTGTCGCCGACTCAACTGCCGGTGGGGCCGATGTGAATATTTACGCAAATAGCGGTTTCACGGGGGGACTCAATATCGCGACTCTGGGCGCAAATCCATTGGTGTTAAAGACCAATAATTCAGCCGCCCTTTCGATAGATAGCTCCCAAAATATATCAGTGAGTGCCGCTTTAAAATCCAGTAATTACCATATCGAACCAAGCGAATATGATTCAGGGAATTCCGGCACCGCACAGACAATTGATTGGTCTACGGGATCAGCTCAGAAATCAACTTTGACGGGGAATGTAACCTATACCTTCTCAAATCCAGTTACTGGTGGGGCATATGTCCTTAAAGTAGCAACTGGGGCTGGAAGCTTCACGGCTACTTGGCCTTCGAATGTGAAATGGGCAGGTGGAAATGCTCCGGTAATAACCACCACTGCTTCCAGGATTGATTTGATAAATTTTTACTATGATGGGACAGATTTCTTTGGTTCCTATCAACAAAATTATACACCTTAAAATATGAAATTATTTTTAATCTTTTCAATCCTATTTCTTCAAGCAAATGCTGGTCTTCGATTTTTATTGACCAATGGAAAATTTTCTCCGGCAAGTATTTCAAATTTAGTCCTTTGGTTAGACGGAAATGATTCGAACACGATAAATAGCGGTAGCCCCGTCAATAATGATCCGGTCTCTACTTGGAAGGATAAATCACCTTCTTCGAGAAATGCTACTCAAAGTACTCCAGCGCAACAACCTACTTTCAAAACTTCGGTGATCAATGGAAAAAACGCACTTTCATTCGCAGGTGGCACACCTGGAAATTATTTAGCTCTTAGTTCTTATTTCATGGTTCATAATCAAGCATTTGATTTCTTTTTTTTAATCAATCCGAGTTCAGTAACAGGAGAGCATTTCTACTATAATGATCTTACCAATTCTGGAACTCCTCCTGCATTTAGTTTAGTTTCTAGCGCCTTGAAATTTTATAATGGAAATGCCTGGGCAACTGGTTCATACACTACTACTCAAAGCATAAATACGACTTATTTAATTGAATTTAATTATAATGGCAGCGGTGATACTACGACGACAAATTTTGCAACAAATAAAAACGGTTCGTCTATAAGTCGCACTTCCGTTGCAAATGGAAACGGAAGCCCATCAACTACTGCAATTGGTGGGGATATACTTGATCCTGGATTTGCAGGTTATATCGGGGAAGTGATCTTTTATTCGAAGCTTTTAAGCTCCGCGGAGAGGACATTGCTGCAAAATTATTTGCAAGCTAAATGGAATTATTAAAATAAAAGGATTTTAAATATGCAAGTAGGAAGCGTTTTACCTTTATATTTTCAACTTTTTGACTATTTAAATGATAAATACATAAAAGCTTTTGTTAGAGATGAAGACGGAATGGTGATTTATACCGTAAACATGATTCTTCTCTCGAATGGACTTTATTTTAATTCAAGTCTTTATTTTCCTCCCGGCACCGATTTTCTCACCATTCAATATATTGTTTATGATGATAGCGGCTATACCGAAATTAGTGGAAGCGAAGGGGCCGGTCTTTCTCGAATTGATTTAACTTCTCAGACTCTTTCAGTAGCTCTTCAGGTGGGAAGTACTTTGCCTCTTTATTGTCAACTTTCTGATTATGCAAATAATAAATACGTAAAAGCTTTTGTCCGCGATAAGGATAATGCTTTAATCATGGATTCTCCTATTGAACTATCTTTAATTTCAAATGGTCTTTATTATTCTAAAGGTCTTTCTTTCCCTCCCGGTACTAATTGGTTAAGTGTTCAATATATTGTTTATGACGATAGTGATTATTCAATTATCAGTGATAGTGAAGGGGCCGGATTTAATCTTTTTATTTTAGCTTCTGAACAACCTTTTATTAATTTCCCGCCTTATACGAATATTCAAGCTTTCGTTAAAGCTGATATCTGCCAGATCGAATGCCCTATTTCAGATACCATTATAAAAGGAAGCGATAGGTCTTTAATCGTAAATCTTGTTCAAACTATCAATTGTCAGCCTTATGATCTTACAAATACTTCAGTTATTGAATTTCGTTTTCGAAATGAAGACGGAACTATTTTGTCCTTAAAATCAACTGATGAAAGTTTTCCTGTTCAAATTATAAACAATATTTTAGGAAAAATTATCTGTATTCTAACAAGTGCTCAGACTTCGCTTCTTATGGCTAGAATCCCAGCTCCCTTTACAATTATTCTTACTCAAAATAATGGGAAAACAGTTATTAATGTCCCGACTCAATTAGCTATCATTGATAGCGATGTTTAAATAATTCTCTTGCGCGAGAGAAATTTCTTACAGAATTTAAAATTTCTTTTGAAGATTTTAGAAAAATAAATATATTCATTGGTGGGAGAGATTGAAAATTTTTTTGAATAGAACAGGCCATTAAAGTTTCTTGCAATAATTTCATTTTACAGTTTTTCATTTTTTCTTTCCTTTTAAATAAAGAATTCGAATCTGTTCTTTTATATTTTTAATTTCTCCCTTCAATAGAGCAATTTCAATATTTTGTTGGTTATTTATTTGGGTACTCAAATCGATATCATTAATCAAATGATTTACAAAATAAACATTCACTGAAAATAGAATTCCTAGGATTCGAATTAGAAATTTTTTGTTCATAGGGCTATATTTTAGAGTTTATCAAACTTTTTCTTTGACGCGCCCTTACATTCTCTTTGGAAAATATTTTGATAGGCTTACTTGAAAATCTTTTAATCCTTTAGGGGAAGGGAACAAAAAATGTCTGAATTAAAATCAATCGATACGACTGCTTTACAAGGTTTAATTAGTGCTCTTGGTGACGCTTCAAAACTTGTCAGTGATCTTTTATCTGGCTTTAATCTTTCTGAAATCGGTGAAGGAATCGCTGTTTTTAGAGATTTAAAAGCAGTTCTCGATAATAAAGATCAACTAGTAAGTGAATTTTCCAGTCTTCAAGATGACGATAGAGCCTTTCTTGCTTCCTTGGTGGATAATGTGAAATTTCCTTCTGATGCAGGGGTAGAAACTATTATTCAAAAAGTCTTAAAAGTTTCTATTTATAGTTCAACCTTTTTACAACTTTTAGGGGTAATGGGACTTCCTTTAAAAGAAGGTGAAAAAGAAGGGCCTCTTATGACCGGATGGCTTCAAACTTTACTCGAAGTCTTAATTAAAATTGTTCCTGATATTATTCCTTTTCTTTTAAAAACTAAAGAAGTCACAAAATAAGGAGCAAAAATATGTCTGAAAAAAAATCATTTGAGACAAAAGAATATACTCATCCCCTAGCTCGGGGAGTATTTCGTCATCCCGAAGCTCATCGGAAATTTGTGGAATCATGCGATAAACATCATTTTCAAGTGGAGGGACCATTGCCGGGAAAGTTAGATTTGTCGAGCAAAGTAAGCCTTTGCGAAAATCAAGGCGCTTGCGGGAGTTGTTGGGATTTTGCTCTGACAAAAGCATTTAGGTCTGCTTGGATGTTATTTGGTAAAGATCCTGGACGACTTGCGTTTAATTTTCTTTTAAATAATTGCGGTGGCGTTCAAGAATATGGCTGCGACGGTGGGGATTTTGACGCAGGTCAGTCTTTTCTCACCAAAACTCCGTGGCTAGAATCTCAAGATCCCTATACTCAAAGAGATGGTGCAAGATGCATGAATTTACCAGGCGCTTGCGATGTGGCTAAATCTTTTAAAGTGGTAGGCCCTGGTAATCGCCCTCCTACTTTTCAAGAACTAGCGGCTGCAATGAATGGTAATGGAGGAAGATGTCTTGTCGTCGACGTTGCTGTTGTTAATGGTTGGGATCAATATTCTTCAGGAATCTATAACGGTGACGGAAGGGGTATCAACCATATGATAAATATGGTGGGATATGACATGCAAACCTCTGTCGATAAAGATGGCAATGCTCTTTTTAATGCAGAGGGCCAACCAGTTAACGGTGATGGTTATTTAATCGTTATGAATAACTGGGGAGAATCTTGGGGCACAAAAGCCGGTAATAATCATGGCGGATATATGTTCTCTCGGTGGGGGAAAAATCAACTTGCAGAAACAGCCATGTTTTTTGATGTCGGTACTGTTCCTACACCAGTACCGCCTAATCCTCCTGCTCCCCCAACTCCTCCGACACCAAGTTCTAGTTTACCTTTCTGGGCTTGGCTACTTATGGGAATTGCAATTCCTATAGTAGGATATCTTGTGATTGAAGGAGTTCTTCATTTAGAAGAAAAGAAAGTTCCCCAATAAAAAAGACTCCCGGGAAATTTTTTTGTTTTTATTTTCCGGGAGTTTTATTATAAAATTTTATAATAAAATATTTTATTTCTGTAATTTTAATCTCTGCTTGCTGTGCTATCAAGATGAAGGCATTATTAATCTCAACGTTGATCCTGGCCGGGTGCTGTGCGTGCCCGATAATCAACAAAGAAAAACCGGAACCTAAAACAAAAACCATTACTTTTCCTTGGTTGGAAGGACAACGTCCTAACATCGGATTCGACCATGGAGAAATATATAATTTGCCAATGAAATGCTGGGGAGATTCAGAGAAAAGTATCTGCGGTGATAATATGATAATCACTACAAATCCGGGAAGAATAGAAGATGCAAAATAAATTAATTCAAAAGGCAAAGTCTTGGATCGTATTTACTAAAAAGAATTTAGAAGAACCTAAAAAATCTAATTTTCAATCTAAGAAAAGTACTCTAGACTAAATTTTATTCCATGAAGATAGTGATGCCTGATTCCTCCCTCCTGGGGAGTCAGGCATTTTTATTTTCTATATCGAGGGCCTACCCATCCTTTAGCACTGACAGGACAATCTTTAGCCCATGGTGGGATCTCACAGAGTATATCGATAAATTCTTTAAGATCTCCCTTACCTTTTTCTTTTTCGCAAATTCCTTCATCGTGAACAGTAAGAAGTACTTTATATCCTTTTTCTTCTAAACGAAGAATAGCCTGCATCATAAGATCACGTGCTACAGCTTGAACTATATTTTCAGTTAAAGTGCCTCCCCAAGTTCTTTCTAATCCCCATTTTTTAGTTCTCGAATTGACCGAAAAAAATTCTAATGTTTTTCTTGGGCCCCAATCTGTTTCTCGCATTATTGTTTGAGGTTTTGAATAGGCAAGTCTTCTTTTTGAAGGCAGTTCAATCCATAAAAAATCTCTATCTTTAATGAATTTAACTTTATCAACTTGAATTACTCCATGATATTCGACTGCCGAAATTGCCGCATTTTCATAATTTCGCCAAAGAAGAGGAACTGAACTATTTTGAGTTCTATAATCAGAAACAGCTCTTTGAGCCTCTTGAGGCGTTAATTTTAATCGATACATATCCCACGCGGTTTTTAGAAATTTCTCCCATCCCATGCCAAATCCACATCCTAAGACTTGAGCTTTTGCAAGTTGTCTATCATCAAAAGTAATATCTTTTGCAAGTTTTCCAGTATTTGCTATTGCTTGGTAAATATAAGGATCTCCCCCATCTTTTAAAACCTTAAGTCCTGCTTTATTACCCGCAAGCCACCAAAGAACTGCTACTTCTATTTTGGAAAAGTCAGCTACAAATAATTCGTGGTCTTCAGAAGGGATTATCATGTTTCTTAGAATGGAAGAAAAAAGAATAGAAAGAGAATCCCCGTAAATTAATTTTAAAGTATCTACATCATAGGAAATCGTATTTTGAACGTGAATATAAGGATTATCATCGGGAATATGTAAAAGGCCTTTAGGAAAATTATGAGGTTGAATTCCTGTTCCCGAATCTCTTCCAGTTGAAGCCCCATGATAAAGAAGAATATCTCTTACTTTATGGTCTTCACCTACTCTATCAAGAAATGATTGATATTTTTTGGTGGAAGTTAAAGATAAGGCTTTTCTTAATTCTAAAAGTTTTCTGGTATCTTCATTTAAATCAAATCCTAAGAGTTTATCTTCAACAGTTTTTGCCTGAAGATTTTCGATCTTTACACCTTCGGAATTTAAAAAATCTAAAATTAATTGTCTGGCACCAGGTTTTGTAATAGCTCCCATGGTGAGAAGATCTAATTCTCTTACGGCTTTTTTATTTTCAATAGCCATTATCTCGACAATTTTTCTGACAGTTGGAAAGTCAATTCTTAAACCTCGCCAATTTAAAGTTTGATTTAATTGCCAGACTTTTAATTCAATAGGTGATAAATCGGGAAGACTCCTATCTAGAAGTTCTTCAGTTTTTACATCAATCTTGCAGTAAGTATAAAGAGTATCCCAAATTTGGGGGTTATCTTTTGGCTCTAAAAAAACTTCAGGTTCTTCACCCATTCGATGCTTATTCCAGGCCGTCCACCATTTAGTCGGTTTACAGGTAGCCATCATCGCGGCATAGCCTCTTTTATCTTTTTGAATAAGTAAATTTAAAGCACTTCCTGCACCTTCAAGATTTCTGGGTAGTGCGCATGCGGCAGCTTTTGCCGCAGTACATCTATAAGATTTAAATGGAATAGAAGGCCATTCATATCTTTTCACCAAAATGTTTTCATAGATACAGCGTTCAAAAAAAGCATTGTGAGCCGAAAATAAATAGTTCTCTTTGATACATTCAGCCCATATTTTTTTTATTTTTTCATTTCTTGGGGATTTCCATAAAAGATTAATACTTTCAAAATCAAAGAAAAAAACATTGTCATTATCAAAGATTTTAAAAGCCATGCAAGTAGGCTCAGTGGAAGGATGAAGAGAATATTTATAAGCTCCTGATTTTTTAAGATCGCAAAGACTTCTTGTTTCAAAATCGAAAGTAACTTTTTTAATCATCAATCTCAAGATAGGATATTCCGGTCTCTCTGACATTTTCTATTTCACGATAATCACGATAATCACGATAATCTTTTTCTTTTGTTTTTTTCTTAGGCATTTTTCTATCGCAATAAACACAAATAAGATCAACGCCAAAACTGCAATCATCTATCGAATCACAAAACTGTTTCATAAAGCCCTCTATTTTAGATGAAACAATCTTAACAAAAAATTACTATTCACTTATAGGCGGCGTGTCAGGTGTTTCTATAAGAGGCTGCGGAGGAGTATATTTTTGTTCAAAAAGGTCGACACAAATTTTCTGTTTCTCTTTTCCGAGAAAATCTTTTACGTCATCAAAAGAAAGATATCCTAATCTGCCCAAAAGAATTTTTATAATATTTAAATCAGGGTCTTTTTGAAAATTATGAACATGACCTAAAAGAAGAGCGATTCCGTGTCCTTTAAAAGAAAATTTATGAGCTTTAGGATGACTGGAAACTTTTCCTTCTTTAAAGAAGACTATCATTCCTGGTTTCATCGATGTTTCCTTTTTTAAAAATCCGCAATGTCACTATCTGTTTCCAAAGAAGTTTCTTCGTCATCAATGATAGGTGTGAAAACTTGTTCTACCGGGCGCTTCCCACCAAAAGATTGACCATCTCGAATTTTTTGAACATGGTCTAAAATAAATCCAACTCCCTTTTTCATCGGTTTTTGACGATTAGGATAAAACCAAACATAGGAAAAAATATAGGCTCTTGCAAAACAGCCGGGATAAAAATCAGCAGGTTCTGTGATAGGAACCATATGTCTATCGACAATACTCGGGCGTTGATTTTGGTCGGCAGTTGCTCTTATAATATAATGTCCTTTATACCCTTCTTTACCTTCAAATTTAGGATCATCGCCATCAGCGACAGGACTTTCAAGTTGAGAAGGCCAATTTTCTTTAGGCCCGAATTCTAAGATTTTAGCGTTTCTGATTACTTCTTTTAATGTGCGGGGTTTGCCGTCAGGGCTCTTTCCTACAAGGTCACCTTTAGGAAATAACATTGTTATTGAAAATTTCGGTTTATCGCTAGGTTTAGGCGCTTGCGGTTTAAAGATATGAGGATAACTCACTCGAAATTCTGGTGTAATAATTCTGCATGAGTCCTTGTCGATTTCTTTTGTTTTTTCCATTTTTGAATATCCCTTTCGTTGTTATTCCGATTTGAAGTTTTATTTTTAATTTTTATTCTTTAAGTTGTCTATTTCTTTTTTTAATTTTTCTTGTTTTTCAATATAGTTAACTAAACATTCAGCATAACTATATGCTAACTCTGCCGCATGAGAAGGATATGTTTGATTTACAAGTTGAGGCAAACAAAGACTAGCAAAATATTCTAATTTAGTAAGTTCATCATTCATAGGTTACTCCATATATCTTTTGCTTTTTCAAGCTTTTTTGTTTCTTTTTTGGGACAGATTGATTTGGCTGCACACCAATGACACCAAGAGCCTTCGATATAAAGAGAAGGATTTTTTAAAACTCTTTCAACAGCTTTTTCAAAATCTCTCACCTTAGATTTTAATTCGAATATCGATTGTTCCCAATAGATAGGACCATCATATCCTTTTATCCGGGGCTGAATAATCCAAAGTCGAACTTTTTTAAAATTCCAATGATATTTATATGCAAGCCCTATCCCATAAAAAAGCATCTGAAGATTATCTTTTGGTGAGACAACGTGGCCTTTACCGTATTTATAATCAAAAACGTGAAGAGTTCCAAAATAATCGATAATAGCACCATCGAAAGTACCAAACATTTCAGGATGAATAAAATCAAGATATATACGAGTTTCAATTAAAAGTTCCGAATAAGGATTATTAAAATAAAGTTTTAATAAAAAATTAACTGTTTGCTCGGCATAAAGACCCATTATTGTATCTTCAGAATCTAGAGTATTCTGAGGAGTAAAATTAATTTCAGAAAAACCGCAATCTATGGCATGTCTTAAAAGTTTTTCTAAAACTGCATGGGCCTTTGTACCTTCTTCAGCATATGGTGAAGAATAGGAAGAAATACCTTGAGAAAGTTCTACGCTTCCAGGACAATTAAACCATCTTTCTGCACCAGAGGCAGAAAACTTGGAATGCGCTTTTTCGATTATTTGTCTTCCCATATTTTTTTGGATTCTATTTAAAAGAAATATATTCGCTATCAGATATAAAATTGAACTTATGATTATTATCATCTCCCACCTTGTTCACCTTGAAGATATTCTCTTCTCTTTTTTTCTTGGGATTCCAAGAGCTCTCTCAGTGAAGTATCCTTTGGATATTTCGCCGCGATTATATTAAGTATGCTTATGTGATCTTCCCAAATATCAAAGGTTTTAGTTTTCCAAATTTGGATTTCGGATTGAAGATTACGGCGTTCTTTCGCGGAACAATAAAGAATTGAACCAATCAGTAAGATGAAATATCCTAGATAAAATAAAAATAATTTCATTCTAAGATTCTTTCTACTTTGGCGAGAGCTTCTTCTGGATCTGGCCTATTGACCGGCCAATCATCAACTATGGATTTTACTACTTCTATCAGGATTTCAATCGCTCTATCTCGCTTTTGAATTTCACGATCATCATATCCTGGCATTACATCTTCACTTGAGTTGTTATCTTTGATTGGCTCAATCATAACAATTTTTGCTTCATGAGTAGTTGGAAAGCTATCGACTATAAATCTTCCATCTTTTAATAGGGTTCCTGAAGTTGAAATGGAATTCTCAATCCATTCTTTAAACTTAGCGTTTGCAATCTCAGCAATACAAATATCGTGTGGCGCTCCAGGATTCTTGATGCAATATTCTTTAAAATCTTCCGGTTTGAAAATCATTTAATCTCCTTTTAAATTTGAAAGATTCTTTTCTCCTTTTACGTGTTTTAAGCCGAATTTTATAGCATCTTTAAACATTTCAACATCTTCCTTGGAGATGTTATGTTTCTTAGCTACGGTTTTGTATAGTTTAAGAAACGTATTTTTACCTTTTCTTTCAAATAGTTCACAACCAATGGAAATGTTTTGCGGAGTTATAGTTATGGTGAACTGTCTAGTTGTTATGAATAATAGTTCTGTTCTTGAAGAAACTTTTGCATTTCCGTAAACTCGTACATTTCCGGAAACCCAAGCATCTCCGTAAACTCGTGCATTTCCATAAACTTTTGCATCTCCGGAAATCCGAGCATTTCCATAAACTTTTGCATCTCCGGAAACCCAAGCATTTCCGTAA